ACCTGAACACTGTAGCCTGGTTGCGGGTAGAGGCGTCCGGGTTGAATGGAAACGTGTGTCGGCATATACGCCTGAGCACGGCGTCAACCGAAGGCAGTCACGGATGCGCCACCACCCGGCTTGATACGCTCGCTCATCGCACGAAGAATCCGATTCGTTTCGCTGGTCAGTCGGTTGTTCTCGCGTTGAGCATCGAGAGTGCCGGACGAATAGCCACCACCACCGACCTTGCCGAGTGAGGTGACGATGGGATCCATGATCGTGGTGCTTGCTTGGGCCAGCGGATTGGCGACATTGGATTTTTTTGGAGTTGTGGCACGGGCGACTTGTTTGATTTCCTCGGGCTTGGGCAGGGCATCGCGGATGGTTCCCAGCACCTCATTCATGCGTTCACGCATGGCGCTGGTATCGATCACCTCAGCCGTGTTGCGGAAGGTTTCACCGAAGCGTCCAACGATGTTTTCTCCTGCTTCCTTGAGTCGCTGTGCCACCTTGGTCGCGAGTGGTCCGAGTTGGTCACCAGCATCGCTGTAGCGGGCAGCGGCCTCGGCATCGAGGACGTCGGCGGATTCCCTGAGAGCTCCTTGGGCAGAGTTGATCGATTCTCCTTTGCCAAAGAGTTCCGCAAGAGGTCTTGCGATTTCAAGGGCTTCGGCAAGTCCTTTTTGGAGGAACCCAACGGCACTGAGAAAGATGCCAATGAGAGCATTGCCCATGCCTTTCCAGAAGTCGGCCGTAGTGAGCACCTGGAAGTAGGTGATGGCCGTCTTGAAGATCTCGACGATGTATTGACCAGCAGCGGCGATGGTGGCACGCAGGGTGGCCCAGAGGAAGTTCACGCCTTGGGCAAATCCGAGTTGTAGTCCCGAACCGACGAGGTTGAGGAATTGCCCGCTCTTGAAGATGGCAATCACATACTGCACAGCATCGCGGATTTTGGTTCCTGCCTGCGCGGCTAATGGGGCGAGTTTCTGCGCGAGTGCGATGGCCTGTTCAACCAGGGGACGGATGGCATCGTTGATTGGCGTTCCGAGCGTGAGGAATACCTCGTTGATGGTGTCTTTGAGGGTGGAGAACAGTCCGTTGGTGGTTTTGCTCTGCGCCTCCATCATGCCAGTGAACTTACCGCCTTGCGAGGTCATATCGATGAAGGCCCGCTCGATGTTGGGGAAGCCGACTTTGCCGGACTCGACGAGTTTCTTCACCTCAGAGTCCGACACACCGAATTGCTTGGCAAGCTCCCCGATGATGGGAATGCCTCGCCCTGTAAGTTGGTTGATGTCCTCGGCGAACAGCCGTCCCTGCACTCGTGCCTTGCCATAGAGTTCGGCGATTTCGTTGACTGGAGCCTGGACACCCGCCGATACATCACCAATGCGGGCGAGAGTTGCAGCCACCGTGTCGGAACCCTCACCAAAGGCGATCAGCTTACGACCGGCATCGGCGAGCTCAGGAAACTCGAATGGGGTCTTTGCCCCAAGTTCACGCAGTTGCGCGAGTGTTTGCTCGGCTTTGGCAGCATCACCGATTAGGGTAGTGAAAGCGACTTTGGTTTGTTCGAAGTCGGCAGCTGAAGTAACCGCCTTCATGCCAGCTGCCAGTGCTACGCCGCCACCAGCGAGAGCCGCACCAAGTCCGACTTTCAATCCTGCGGCGGTGAGGCTAGCCATCTTCTTGGCAGAAGTAGCGACCATGGCCGTGGCTCCTGCCATCGATCGACGCAAGGCTGTGATGTCGGCTCCAAGGGTGACGGTGAGTGCGCTCATGCGCCGGGAGTGGAGTCAACTCCTGCAAAAAAATCCGGCCCGCTTCGAGGGAAATGCTCTCCGCTTCACTTCCTTCACTGCGTTGCCTGCGCTCGTCCCTCGCTTGGCTACTCCGTTCCGTTCGCTCCGCTTCCTGCTGTGCTAGGGGACTAAACTGCGAGCCACACGGAACCCGTGGCCGTAGCTCGTGTAAGACGGGGTGATGCTGTAGCGGAGAGCGGCGCGGCAGTAGCCCGCGTAGTAGTACCAGCTGCCGCCCCGGCGCACCCGGTACGTGCCCGAATCAGGCCCACTCGGATCAACGCCACCTTGTAACTCAGAGTCAAACCAATCCCAGCACCACTCCCAAACATTTCCATGCATGTCATGCAGCCCCCAAACATTCGGCTTCTTCATTCCAACTGGATGCGTTTTGTCTTCGCTGTTATTCCCATGCCATGCTACTTCATCAATCGTGCCACCCGAGTATGGGCCAAGTTCACCAGCCCGACAGGCATACTCCCATTGTGCTTCCGTAGGCAACGCCATCCGTCCACCGTCAGTATTGCTTATTTTTGCGTTCAGCTTTTCGAGAAATTCCTGCGCATCATCCCAGCTCACCATTTCGACTGGTAAATTTTTGCCTGCAAAGTAACTTGGATTGTCACCCATAAGTGCAACCCATTGTCTTTGAGTGACCTGCGTTTTCGCCATCCAGAATCCTTTGGTCAAAGTGACATGAACTTGATCCTCATCATCGAATCGATCTTCCTCAGTCTGCGGACTCCCCATTAGAAACTCCCCGGGAGGACACCAACAGAACGTCATCTTCACCCCTTGTGCAATCTCCCAATCACGCTCTTCTCCTGCGCGCATTCCGATCAAAGAATTACCAGTAGTCATCTCTGTTTTGCGCGCGGCGATTTCGCCCAACACACGATTCATCAACTCTAGCTGATGATCCATCCGGCGAATCACTCCGCCAGTATTGCTGATGATGAGCTTGTTTTCTTCAGATGACATCCTCGTTCTCCTTTTCGAGTTCTTGGCTCAAATGCTCGATTTCCTGATCCAATAGCTGTGCTTGCTGGGCAAATAATGACTGCCAGTCAGGATGTTGGATCATCACTTGATAGGTATTGGATTCTTGAATTGTCTTGATGTCTTGTCTCACACGATCCAGAGCTTCTCTGATGCCTGCAATTTTGGCCCGCAAACGCTGTTTCTTGCGCTCTGATTGATCACCATCGCCCTGAATAGAATCGAAAAGACCAGCTTCGCAACGCTCTACCAAATGGCGAATGCGCAACAAGTCACCTTCCTCATAGGCCTTGCGCAACTCCATAAACATCCGAGATGCTGCATCCTTATGCTCATCAGCTACCAAATCCGGATGGCAAAGTTTTGAGCCTCGACGATACATTTGTTTGAGTTCTTTTTGTTCTTCCTCAGATAAATTCCACTCAGTGCGCGCATCTTTTTCCCGCCTGGTTTCTTGTTCCTGCTCAAAGTCCTCGAAGTCCTTCTTGGCTTGTTCGTAAGTAGATTGCTTCTCGGGGTTGATTTTGCTTTCACGCAGTAGTTTGCGCATCCGTAGCTTTAATAAGCGCGCCAGTCGGTCGCCGAGGGACTCGTGAAATGCTGCCTGATAACGCGAGAGTTGATGTGTTAAATCGGCCTGCTCGGTTTCCAGATCGGCAAGCTCTGAGGATAGCAATTCGAACTCTGCTTCGAGCAGAGTAATTTCAGGATCAATCCACTGTGCCAATCGTGTGCCATCAGACAGCAATTTTTCGATCATGCGCACGGCCTCTGCATAGCGGTGGTCAGCCAGCGCAGCTTGGATTTCTTTGATCGCTGGCTCGTGCTGATGCTCGGCAAGACGTGATGTAGCGACGGAAACAAGCTCCAGATCTCCGAGATCCAGAAGTGACTTGATGGCGGTCAGGCGATTGATGAGTGTGGAGGATAAGTTCACGCGTTGGATGATACAAAATTTACGAGTGTCTGTAAAGTTGTATCAATTTTCACAGGGTTGCAATTGGCTGTGTAACGTCCATGCCTGCTTAATTGCGTTCCATTGATCCGTCGCGGTTCCCATTCTGCCTTGGTTGCTCAACTCTGTCCGCACGCCATTGCGCCGGAGTAGGCAGTGCTGATACTGCGTCAGCCTCGCGAGCGGCATGAACATGATCCTATTCTCGGTCCAACCAGTCTCAGCGGCGACGGCAAAGACCTGTGCGGCTAGGAAGCCGGGTTCGTCGCAGGGAGGGGCTTTTTTCCGCCTATCTCTCCCATGGTTTCAACCTGAGCTGCTTCCAGTTCACGGCTTTGCTCTTCCAGTCGTTTGAAGGCGATTTGAAAATCCGCAGGGGTGAGTCCACCACAGAAGATCAGGGCGGATTCGCGGAATCCCTGGTCGTGAAACGATGCACGCACTACTTCTGGCCACGGGGCGCAGTGGGTGAACACAAAGCCCATGATTGCCGAGGTGAATTCCGGTGTGCCGTCCGTGGGCGTTTCGCCTTTCACCAGCGGGTTGCCGGTTCTGAGGAGCACATCGTAACTGGCCAGCGATAGTGGGCGCATGGCGTGGCCGCCGACGATGGTTTCGACATCATGAAAGGCGGAGGAGAGTAGTTTTTGGCGGTCGGTATCGTTCATAGTTTAGAGGTGGCGTAGGTAAAAATCTTCCACAGAGGGCGAGGCATCGAGGGGGATGAAGGCGATCTTGCCCCGGCGTTTCACACAGGCGAGTGGCACGTCCTGTTTCACCTTGTCTACCAGTCGCGCGCGATTGAGCAATGCGCACTTGATGTAGGCGAAGGGATGCTCTGGGTTGGCGAGATGCCACGCATCGTTGTGCCACGCCTCGATGAGTGCCTTGGTATCAAATTTGCCGCAGTGGCTTTGAGGCTCGAAGAACCAGACTGTGCGCTCACCACGGATACCATCACCAACAACACGGACGAATGGCTTCTCGGCAAGCGGGATGCCCACTGCGGTCAAGGCAGAGGCAAGACAGGTATTGCTGGTGGCGGTGGAAGAAAGATGTGACACGGCGTTCATAGAGAGATCTCGTGGAGGTTAGGATCAAGCACCACCACCGGCTGCGAGGAATGGGTAGTGGGTTGCGGTGAGGTCGATTTTTTCGAAGTCCTCGTTGTTGAGACTGCGGCTGACTTGCATCAGAACCGTCATGCCACCCGTCTGTTGCAGGTGCGCGGGAATGGCATTGGCGAGAGCAAGTGCAGCTCCGATCTTGCCATTGAACGACGAGGTCTTGGCCACCAGTCCCGAGAGTTTGATTTCGACTTTCTCTTGGTAGAGCGAGAGGCCGATAATTTCTCCGCTCTTGTTGAGCACAGGCTTTTCCTGGTTGGAGTAGTCGAAGGAGAGGTCGGTGATGAGGATCCCCGCTTGATCGCTCGGGATGCCCCAGTTGCCAGTAGTGCCGATGAAAGTCGCAGACATTTGCTGCGGTCTTGATGTCAACTGCATCACACGGCAGAGACCACAGCCTCGTAGCTCAGCACGGTTTCCCGGCCACGAGATTCGTCGGGCGTGGTCACACTCTCGCGCTCGATCAGGTCATGAAGGCAAAACGATTCGGAATCGAGTTCCTGTTGCATGGTTGCCTTGTCGCGCATGAGTAATACCAGCTTACCAGCCCACAGAGCGTGATCCTCGGCGGAGGTATCATCCACTTGGGAAAACAAGTGCACGTCCAGTTTCACGCGAGCGGTGTGTGGCATGCCGGGGATGGGCTTGGATTCCGTGGGATTGAGAACCACGCAGGGTCGCGTGCGGATGTCGTCACGGCGTGCGACATGGAATGGCACGGACTCGGGGATTTCCGCAGGGCGGTGACTGGTCATCCATTCGGTCAGCAATGACGATAAGCGATCTTCGATCAAGTTAGGCATCTTGCTAGGACGCAGTCGTCAACCAGCGCGACGACCCAGTGCTCGATTTGCGCGGTCATTGATTTTGCGTAGCGAGGTGGCGAGTGCTTTGCGCAGTCGTCCCGCTGCAACTTCCAATGCGAGGCTTACGGTCTTGTAGGTCGTCACGTCATCGATGTAGTCGAGCTTGTTCACCAGCGTAACCGATACCTTGTCGCCAGTCTTGATGACGGCACTACCGGGTGCTTGCTTGTGACGAGTCGCCCACTGCACTGCTCCACGAATCCGGCCACCAATCGATTTGCCCGCATTGATCCACGAGCCTTTGGCAAAGCCGACGCGCTTCTGGATCTTGGTGATGTATGTCTCGCGTGCCTTGGGACTGGTGACGATTTGCTTGGGCTTCTCCCCACCGAGTTGTCCCCACTGATGCAGGTTCGGATCGAGACGTCCGACGGCAAGGTCATTCCATCCGCTACTAGATTGGCGAAGATTGTTTTCTGCGCGTTTGAATCGTCGATTCTGGATGTTTGCCCAATATCGATCGGCTGCCTGCGGGTCAGACTTGCGAAGTTCTTCGTAGGCATCAGAAGGTAACGCGAATACACCGGCGATGTCTCTAGCCACAGCATCCTCACCGATCTTGCGAGCTTTGTCAGAAAACCCGAACGGGCGAGTGTTGCGGGCAAGTTCCACCGATAGCCCACGTGCCTCCTGCTTCACGAGAGATTCCACCGTGCGTCCAATTTTTTCTGGATGCCGACGCAGCAAGCGCACCACATCCGCCGTCCCATCGAGTTTGGCTGTGATACGAACGTCACTCATCGGTGGAGGATAGGCTGAGGGTGAGTAGTGGAGATCGCGGATGGCTGCTCACGCGTATAATGCGATAGACGGCACCATCCACCTCCATGCGTTCCCCGAGCTTTGGCAGAGCGGCAGGAAATGCGAGCTTTGGCACACGCAGGCTGAGATCTGGTGAATCCACAAAGCCGCCAATATCGAGTTGCTGCTCGTTGCGATTGCGACTGACCAGCACAAGCAGGTTGATGCCGTTCCACCGCGCCTGCACTCCATGTTCCTGAAGAAGTTGCTGTAGGTCGTTAAGAATGTCGGATTCGAGGGACATGCTTTTGATCGCTTGTCAACAAATCACCCCCTCCCAGTTTCCCGAGAGAGGGTGATGAATGCAAAACTACGGGGCTAACGGATCAATTAGTCGATGAAGACCTCATCGATCCATCAGAAACGCACCGGTGCGGAAGCTGCCTTTGACGCCTGTTGTGGGGATTTTGATCAAGCCTGCTCCCACGGTCTCAAGTTCATTCCGTCGGAATACCACGCCGGAAACACTCGCATTGCCCTTGAGAATGCCGCTATTGCTCGCATCCAGCGCGATGGTTCCGGTGAAGGTTCCCGCACTAGCGCTGATGCCCCCTTGCCACAAGGCCATCACACGACCTGGCAATGCCACGGAGTTCAACTTGTAGGAAGAATCCATCACAAAACGTTGCGGCATCGCGGTGAATTGTTCGGCGCTCGGTAGCCCACCACCGTCGAAGACTACGTTTCTGAATTGATTGTTGGTGAGTGCAAGATTCGTTGCCAGCGCCAGCGCCGTTGTCGGCTTGATGTGAGGATTTACCGTGGCATCCGCAGCTAAGGGACCAAAGCCACTGCTATAGGACAACTCAGCACTGTCCGCCATGCGCTGCCATTGAAGACCGTTTTGTATGGCGGTGAATGGGGTTTGCGGAATCACACCAGCATCCCGCAGCGAGATGATGCCGCCGACAAACGAATTCAGGTTTCGATACGGCTTCACCCACAACATTGCCTGTCCTGTGGCACTGAGCCTCACAGTGGTCTTGAGAGATTGAGCATCACCCAGTTGGCCGCTAAGGGGAAGGCTACCTGTCGTGCCGAGTGTTCCCGTTGCCCAGCCAAGTCCTGCGGGGATCTCGTATCCGTCTTGTTCGCCCTGATCGATGACCATGGTGACTTGACGCGACGCCGTCGGTAGCTCGCCGGTCTTTGCCAAGCGGAATCCACGGAGCGTTCCTTGTGCATACGTACCGCTGGCTAAGGCCGTCGTTGCATCGATCTGCCAACTGCTAGAAAAGGCTGGCGTGAGCGGTACGACTGGGAAGGTGAGGGGAAATGCGGCACGATCCACCGATGGCGTGAGATCAAAGAGGCCTTTGGCGCTCCTTACCGTCTTGGTTCCTAGGGAATCATACGTGGCAGTCCAAGCACCGGGAGAGCTGATGGTTGTGGTGATCATTCCTTGAGGGCTACCATTCACATCCTCCAGCAAGACCTGCCAGGTTCCGATAAGGCCCGAGGGGAATGCCGATACTGTGAACTGAAGCGGAATGGTTCGTATTACCGTTTTGCCATTCAACACCTGGATCGACAATTTCACCAAGCCAGCCTTGCCGGTGAGTTTGCCTTCCAGCACTCCCGTGACGGCATTGAAGGTCAGTCCCGTGGGCAGAGTTCCAACCAACTTCAGCGTTCCCTGCGGCACGAGCTCGTGCAGTTCGAAGCGCAGACGATCTCCAATGCGCGGTGCAAAAGCCTCCACGGTTCCCTTGTAGACTAGTTCATAGGTATCGCTCAGACCATCGGCATCCGTATCGACAAGCAAAGGATCGGTCTTGAGTTCGGTCACTTCGCGGAGGCTGGAAATCCCGTCATTGTCCGTGTCTTCGAGAGCATCGGAAATCGAGTCTCCATCCGTATCGGCAAGGAGCGGATTGGTCTTGGTATGCAGTTCTTCCTCCAAATCACTCAAGCCATCACCGTCGGTGTCCTTGGCTAGCGGGTTGGTGCTGCGAGTTCTTTCTTCTCCGTCAGTAAGTCCATCGCCGTCACTGTCAGCTACAAGAGGATTGGTGGCATCGACTATTTCCTGCCCGTCATTCACTCCATCCGAGTCGCTATCGGCAACATTGGGGTTGGTGAGACGCACGATGATTTCTTGGTAATTGGTGAGTCCATCAGTGTCAGGATCACGGTGGTCTTCGACAAACGTAGCGCCCAAGGTTTTGTTGGCGTCCATCAAGACTGTTGTTGGGTTGGCAGAACCTGATGCATCGCCAGTCCATGCTCCAAAGAGGTAACCAGGCTGAGGTGTTGCTGTTAGATTCAAAGATAAGCCACTCAAGTAGGAGCCATTACCAGCGACAGCGCCATTGGTCAGAGGAGTAATGGAAAGAGTGAAATTTCGAACATCAACGACACTGTCTTGAGACGAAACAGCGGCAAAAGATACGCCAGCTGTAGTCATAGTGCGGGCAACGCGGAACCCAAAGCTGTTGTTCTGGTTCGCCGGGGCATAGTTAATGCGGTTCGAGGCACGGCAGCTGATAGCGAAGAGGTCCCAACTACCGCCTCGGAGCACGCGGTTCGCTCCCGAGGCTGGTCCGCGAGGATCTGAAGCATTATTTATATACGACGATGCTCCGTAACAATCCCAACACCACTCAAACACATTTCCTGCCATGTCATGCAAGCTATATCCATTCGCCGCAAAGCTGCCGACGGGAGAGGTGTATGGCATTGACCCCGTTGAGTATGTTGGATGATAACCCGTAGTGCCCGTTTTGTAGCTTTCAGAACCATTGTTGTAAAAATTTGCATTCGTATGACTGATCGTATCTTCACCCCACGGAAATCTTTTTCCACTCACTCCTCCACGCGCGGCCTTTTCCCACTCTGCCTCAGTCGGCAGACGGTAGCCATTCGCCGTCCAATCCATTTCAGGTGCAGTCGTGCCTGTTTTCATGACCGAGCTGCTTACCGTGTAACATGGGGTGAGTCCTTCTTTTTGACTCTTAGCATTGCACCACTTGATCACATCCCACCAACTTACGGTTTGCACTGGATGATTGCTTGCTTTTCCAGCACCTGCACCCAAGTCTGTGTAACCATTGCTGATTGCCCACGTCCTAACCACATCCCACTCTGCTTTTGTCACCTCGTTTTTGCCCATGTAAAATTGGCTCACGGTGACATTAACCGGCGGTGCATTGCTATCTGTATCTCCACTGGTGTTTCCCATGGTGAAAACTCCGCCCGGAATTAGCGAAAAACTAGGAATCTGTGCATCATACGCGACCAATCTGAATCGCATTTGATTGCTAAAATTGCCATCCCACTCATCACCAGCATTCCAAGCGATTGTCTTGCCTGATCCAACTGTGACACCGTTGCCGATCGCACCGGTTATCGAAGTGGCGGGCACATTGTAGGTTAAGCCGCCATCTTGTGAAACCTCCAAAGTAACATTAACCGTTGGCGTGACTGACGCGAGATCATAGCTGATATCCACCTGCTTCGTACCTTGCCGCTGAGTCCCGATCAAATTTGTAACCACGGGTTCCGCAGTTTTAGGACTCCGGCTTTGAGCTACTTCCGCGCCGTCGTTGATTCCATCGCCATCGGTGTCGGCTAGATCTGGATTTGACCCATGAACAATCAACTCCTGGTAATTGCTGAGACCATCGCTGTCAGGATCGCGGGTGTCTTGGACAAACGTCGCACCCACCGTTTTGTCGGCATCCATCAAGACTGTTGTTGGGTTGGCAGAACCTGATGCATCGCCGGTCCATGCTCCAAAGAGGTAACCAGGCTGAGGTGTTGCTGTTAGATTCAAAGATAAACCACTCAAGTAGGAACCATCACCAGCGACAGCGCCATTGGTCAGAAGAGTAATGGAAAGAGTAAAATTTCGTACATCAACGACACTGTCTTGATACGAAACAGCAAAACTGTTTCCTCCCGTTGTTGCAATAGAACGAGCCACACGAAAGCCGAAGCTGAAGTTCGTGCCTGACGCGGTGCCGTTGCCGCGGAGAGCGGCGCGGCAGCCGCGCTCGACGTCGTACCAGCTGCCGCCCCGGTACACCCGGACCGTGCCCGATGCAGCACCCCGTGGGTCCGTCGCTGAATTTACATAGGACGTTGCTCCATACCAATCCCAACACCATTCCCAAACATTTCCCGCCATGTCATGCAAGCTATATCCATTTCCCGCAAAACTTCCGACAGGTGATGTGTAGGGCATAGAACCAACCCCGTAGGTGGGATGATAGCCTGTCGTACCTGTTTTGTAGGTTTCCGTTCCACTATTGTTGAAATTCGCTTCATTATGGCTGATCGTATCTTCACCCCACGGAAATCTTTTTCCACTCACTCCTCCACGTGCGGCTTTTTCCCACTCTGCCTCTGTCGGCAGACGATAGCCATTCGCTGTCCAATTCACTGTAGGTGCTGTCGAGCCAGTCTTCATCACTGATCCGCTTACCGTGTAGCAGGGTGTCAAACCTTCTTTTTGGCTTCGAGCATTGCACCATTTGATGGCATCCCACCAACTCACCGTTTGCACTGGGTGATTGCTCGCTTTGCCAGCACCCGCCGCTAGATCCGTATAACCGTTGTTCACGGCCCACGCCCTCACCTCATCCCACTCCGCTTTTGTCACTTCATACTTGCCCATGTAAAATTGACTCACAGTCACATTCACAGGCAGAGCATTGGTATCGGTATCGCCACTCGTGCGTCCCATCGTAAAGGCCCCAGCAGGTATCATTGAAAAACCGGGAACCTGCAAATCATCAGCTATCAATCGGAATCGCATTTGGTTGCTGAAATTACCGTCCCAATCAACTCCTGCGTTCCAGTCAATTGTCTTGCCTGATCCGACTGTGACAGCATTGCCAATAGCTCCCGTAGTCGAGGCAACAGGAACATTATAAGTGAGACCGCCATCGCTGGAAATTTCCAGCGTGACCTTCACCGTTGGTGTAACGGACGCAAGATCATAGCTGATATCCACAATTTTCGTTCCCGAGCGCTGCGTTGCAGTGATATTCGTGATAACTGGTTCCGCCGTTTTAGGGCTGCGACCTTGCGCCACTTCCGCACCATCGTTGATGCCATCTCCATCGGTGTCGGCAACATCTGGATTTGAGCTGTAAGTCACCGATTCCTGATAGTTACTCAGGCCGTCATTGTCAGGATCTCTGGTATCTTCGACAAAAGTAGCACCAACCGTTTTGTCGGAGTCCATCAAGATTGTGGTGGGATTGTCAGAACCAGATGCACCGCCAGTCCATGCGCCAAACAGGTAACCTGTCTGAGGCGTTGCCGTTAGATTCGAAGATATACCACTTAAGTAGCTGCCTGCACCAGAGACAGCGCCATTGGTCAGAGGTGTGATGGTAAGAGTAAAATCGCGAATATCAACGAGAATGTCTTGAGACGAAATAGCATTACTGCTTCCTCCTACTATCTTCATAATACGAGCCACACGAAAGCCGCTGTAATTGATCGTGTAGGAAGGGACGCGCTCGAGGCGGGCCGCTGCGCGGAAACGGGCCTCATTGTCATTCCATCCGCCTCCCCTCATCACCCGATCTGTGCCGGAAGGCGCACCACGCGCATCCGTCGAATTGTTCACATACGCCAATGCACCATACCAATCCCAACACCACTCCCGGACATTTCCAGCCATGTCATGCAAGCCGTAGCCATTTGCTTCAAAGCTCCCGACTGGAGAGGTGTAAGGATGTGAACCAGTCGCATAGGTTGGATGATGGCCGGTTGTGCCTGTTTGGTAGGATTCAAGACCGCTATTATTGAAATTCGCTTCACTGTGGCTGATCGTATCAGTTCCCCAAGGAAAACGTTTCCCGTTCACTCCTCCTCGGGCGGCTTTTTCCCACTCGGCTTCGGTAGGAAGACGATAACCGTTCGCTGCCCAGTTGACAGCAGGTGGAGTCGTGCCTGTTTTCATCACGGCTCCGCTTACCGTGTAGCATGGCGTCAAACCTTCTTTTTGGCTACGAGCATTGCACCATTTGATCACATCCAACCAACTCACTGTTTGCACGGGATGATTACTCGCTTTGCCCGCACCCGTCGCTAGATCCGTATAACCATTATTAACAGCCCACCACCTAACCTCATCCCACTCGGCTTTTGTCACCTCGTATTTGCCCATGTAAAATTGACTGACCGTTACCGTCACAGGCGGGGCATTGCTATCCGTATCTCCACTCGTGCGGCCCATGGTAAAAGGACCGGCAGGGATGTAAACAAGTGACCCGCGTAAATCATCGGCTACCACCTTAAAGCGAAGTTGGCTGGAAGGACGCCCATTCCAATCGACACCGGCATTCCAGGTGATCAACTTGCCCGTGCCCGTCGTAATTCCAGAACCAAGCGCTCCACTCGTCGTCACAGCTGGCACGGTGAAGGTCTGTCCTCCATCGTTCGAGATTTCTAGTCCAACAACCACCGTCGGGGTATCTGCCGTGACATCATACGTAATATCCACCAGCTTCGTGCCCTCACGCTGCTCAGCAGAAATATTCGAAACCACCGGATCAGCAGCATAGAGCAAACTGGTCATAGCGCACAAGATGGCGCAGACATGCACGGTGCGGAAAGCATGGAAATATGGGGCAAAAACATTCACCGTCAAAGCGTGACTGAAGCAGTAGCGCAGTCAAGGAGAAAGTCGCATAGTTTGGGACTCTCAACGCGCTTTTCATACACACATCTTGACTTTCTTCACGTTCCTTTTGCGCCTAACCGACAAACTAAGCTATTGCAGCACAAAGCATACACATACTCCAGCAGAGAGTGGATCCGTAAGATATGGGAAGCACCTAGCAACCCAGACTATCCCTTTAGCGAAACAAAACACAAATGCCAAACGCTCGACGAGGTGGTCAGGCGTTTGGCATTTTATCTCCGGATTTTTCCGATCAAATCGCTTACGGTTTGACGATGCGCTTGAGGGCGTCGTTCTTGGCAGGAGCGAATCCGTAGAGACACTCCAACGTCACGAAGATCTTGTTCGCGCGGGTGTCGGTGAAGCGCAGGTAGCCGAAGGTCATGCCGGTGGCTGGATCGGTGACGGCACCGGACTCTTGGTAGTCGGCCACGGGTTGCAGGTAGCGCATGGCCACGGCAACGGCGCTGGAATGGGCTGCGAAGCCGACGAGTTTTTCCGCATGATCCGAGGGAATCAGAGTCGTCTCGTGGAGGTTGAATCCAGCGATGCGTTTGACCATGCCTTCCGTAACGGCGGGAGCGTTCAGGTTGAGATTGAAGCTCTTCGCCACGATGTCATCCGCCAGCATACTGGTGTAGTAACCGGAATCAAGCACGAGCGAACGTGGGTTGGGTGGAATCTTTGCATTGCCACAGGCCTCGCGCAGACTGAGCACCTTCTTGTAGTCGAAGGCCGTGGCGGCGAGTGCCGTGATACCTGGTGCGCCGAAGTTGGCTGTGGTGATGCAGCTGAAAATGTCCACGAGCACGTCTTGGGCCAGTTGCTGGGCGGCTGCCTCCACCAGAGTTTCGAGCACACCCATCGCGGTCTCGGCAGATTCTTTGGCAGTCACGTGAACGGTTTTGTATTTGTGGCGGTTCAAGGTCACAGGCACCACGGTGACAGTCGAATCCGCATTGGCAGAATAATCACCGGCGAAGTCACTTGATGTCGATGGCGCACCGACGAGGGGCACGCGCACGGTATCGAGCTTGTCCGCAGGCAAGGGACTGAAGTCGGTGGAAAATGCGGTCACCGGCAGGAGGTTGGCAGTGAAAGGCATGAGCGCCCGCTGGGCGACCTTGATGTCTTTGACGTTGGTTAGGGTATTGGGCATGGCGTGCGATTAGGCTTGGTGTTTGAGAATGAGGGATTGTTGTTGAGGGGTGAGATCGCGCCAGAATGCGGTCTGCTCCGTCGGGTCCTTGATGGCGGTGAATTGAGCGTGAAGGTCGGCGGATTGGGTGGATTCTCCGGCGGGAGTCACTTGCGCTGGTTTCGTCGTGCCAGTGGAAGCGACCACTCGTGCCACCTCGATTTGCAAACGCTTGTCGAAGTCAGTCTGGGATGCCTGAAGGTCTGTGACCTGTTTGCGCAGCGTGGTGACCTCGGCACTGGCGGTATCGCGCTCGGCCTTGAGGGTTTCGATTTCGGCAGTCAGCAATTCCACTTCGCCCGTTAGGCGTTCGGCATGCGCTGATGCTTCGGTGAGAAGTTCGGTTTGAGCTTGGTGATCCCGCTGCATGGTTTCCACCTGGGTGCGTGCTTGGGCGAGTTGGTCTTCGAGTGTGTCGGTCATCGCACGGGAACTCGTGTCAACCGCTGCGTGATAAACGCGGAGCCTCCGCATGGCTTCGTTGCGATCCGGCACCATGCCTGCAAGGTTGTGACGTTGTGCTTGGCGACCGCTGAAGGTTTGTCCTTCCATGGCTTCCGCAGGGATGGCGCGTCCGCGAGAGAGCACGGCGCTATAAAAGTCCCCGGCGATCTCGGCGAGGTTGGATGAAATGAGTTCTCGTTGGTCTTCGGTGAGTGGTGTTCCCGGTGCTCCCATCGCCTTGTATTTGCCGACAGAAAAAACTTCCACCTTGATGCCTGCGCGATCGAGAGCGGCGCTGTTATCGACGACGGCTTGCACCACGCCGATGGATCCGACCTGTGCGGAGGGTGTGGCATAGATCGCGCGTGCTTGGCTTGCTATCCAGTAGGCAGCCGAACACATGAGTCCCGAGGAAAATGCATAGACTGGTTTCTTTTTGTCGAGTGCAGCAACGGCATTCGCGAGCTCGGGTGTTCCAGCTACTGTGCCACCGGGCGAGTCGATGTTGAGGAGCACGGCTTTGATGTCATCACGCCCAGAGATTTCTTGAAGAGCATCGGCGATTTCCTCCGAGCTGGTCGCACCATAAAACATCTTGGCGAAGAGATCAGCTTTGCGAAGGATCGGGCCTTCGATGGCAACGACTCCAATTCCATCCTCCACCGATAGGAGTGAATTTTGTTGGTTTTGATGGGAGAAAATTCCTGCACGTTCTGCCTGCGCTTGATACGAGGCAGAGATGGCGTGCAGGGCATCAGGTTGAATCAGCCATTCGCGATGTTGGATTACCGGGTTCACGCCCGTGCGGTGGTGTCAACAACGCTTACGACGGAGAAAACTCAAAATGCCTAACACCCCAAGCAGTGCCGTGCTTGTTTCGGGAATCGCCGCGACACTGGCAACACGAAATCCGACGGCAGAGCCCTCGACTGACGGAGAGCCGGGTGTGGTATGCGTTGGCGTGGATGCGAGATAGTCGTCGTTCGGGTGGTTTGCCCAGCTACCCCCGCGCATCCCGCGCAAGCTGCCATTAATAACGGTATCATTCCACTCTACTACGTTTCCGCCTTGATCGAAGGTGCCATACATACTCGGATCTCCGCTATAGCTACCAACATCGGTAGATGAGCCAATTACCTGCGCGAAATTCGCATCAGCCGTAGTGATGGTATTTTGACCGTTCGGATAGAGCGAGTAGGATGAGGTGAAGCCATTGTAGTAGGCGGCCTTATACCATTCGTTTTCCGATGGGATATAAACGGCTGCACCAAAGTTTTTCAGGATGGTGCCGCTTATCGCACCGTTGAGTGTGTAGGAGCCTGTTTCTGTGTCACCAGCGCCCTGGCCATTTGCCAGCCAGTTGGTGAAGCGTGCTGCATCAAACCAAGAAACAAGAGTCACGGGACGATTTTCCAGACCTGCCGTTACCGAGTAGGAGTAGCTCCCCGAAGAACCACTGCGGTTGATGCCCAGATTGACGAATGAAGAGCTCGGGTTGTAGAGCGAATAGGTATCCGTGGCGGCCTTCGCATTAAGGAACTCGGCATACTGAGCGTTGGTAACTTCGTATTTACCGATTTGGTATTCATAGCCTACCGCACCGAGTCCAGTAGATGGATCTGCCGCGTTACCGGCATTGCCTATGGTGACGTAGTCGATGGATACGATGGCGACGGCTGGCACATGCAATGCGGCCAGAATTAATGAGGCTGTTGTTATTGTTTTCATAATGTATTGAAAGCCCCTACAGAAATGATCCGCTTTCGTCAATCATTCGCGATGAAATAACTCGACACAAATATGGTTCATGTCGATGTCATCTTGGATCATGATGAGGATTCAATAATCCCGCAGCAGCCTTCCACAGCATCTCAGGAGGCACACCATACTTGGCGGCGGTTTCCAGAATGAGTTTGGCATCCGCGCCACGTCGTTCTATTTCCTCGCGGAAGTCGGCACCGAGTTCCGCGTAGTGATCGGTGATAGTCTTGAGTCCCGCTTCCACGTCAGCTCGGTTTTGCTGTGCTTCGCGACCGGCATCGCAAGTAACCCGCTTGGGCGGCACTGTGGTGATCTTCCACCAACTCGGCACGGAAGGTAGCAGTCCTCGTGCAATCGCGTCACCTATCACATAAGCCCAGATCGGACGAATGAGACGCCTTTCG